ATTGACGCACCCAGTTTTGACGCCTTTAACTACAACATCGTCACCATGAATTTTTCGGTAAAAGTAGTGACACTAGGGCCAGGCAATTTAGACGGCTTACGCAACGTTTTAAGCATGTGTGCGAAGGTTCTAGCAAAGAATGTGGCCGTGAAATCTGGGCGCCCTGGTTACATACCTGTAGGTGGCCAAACTTTTGCAGCTTATGACTTATCCATTGACATGCAAGCCCAAACAGATTAAGGAAACTCAACTATGAAATACACAATTGTTAGCGACAAAATCGGCACCGTAGGCGAAGAATTTGTACCTGGTGCCGGCACGAACGTTGAAGCGTTACTAGCGCACGGGTTCATTGAATCTGACGAAGTGCCTAACGACAGCCCAGCCCAAAAATCTGCTAAAACTAAAGCACCAGCAAAAAAGGATTAAGACATGTCGACTTCCACATACCTTTCAAACCCAGGCGTAATGATCAACTCGGTCAACTTGACCAACCAGTGCACCAGCGCCACCGTCACCAATCGTGTTGACGCCTTAGAATCCACAGCCTTTGGTGGAACTTCCCGTGTCTATGTGTCTGGTCTTTACAATCAAGAAATCACGCTAGAGCTGTACATGTCCTATGCGGCCACCGAAACATACGCAACTCTTGCAGCTCTTGTTGGCACCACTACCACTGTCAAAGTTGCCACTACTGACGCCGCTTTGACCACAGCCAGCGCTACTAGCCCCCGATTTGAACTAGTCGGCGCTTTCCTGGCTGAATTGCCAGTGATCGACGCAACCATGGGCGAATTAAGCACCATTTCAATTACTTTCCAGGGTGGCGTTCTTTCCACCGTTGTTTCCTGACATAACCACAACAGCAAAGGCCCGACATGCAACTAACACTTAGAGTCGATCAGGGCGAAGGCCCTGTAGAAGTAAGCACCAACCTTTTCACCATTGTTTCGTGGGAACGCAAATTCAAGCGTAAGGCTTCAGACATGTCTAACGGCATTGGTATTGAAGACCTGGCTTATCTAGCCCACCAGGCATGTCAACAACACGGCGTTGTCGTGCCGGTGGTTCTAGATGACTTCATCAAGAAGCTGGTGGTGCTCGAAGTAGTCAGCGACGAACCTGACCGCCCTACCTTGCCAGTACCTACCGATTCGCTTTAGCACAACTGCTTGCGGCGACAGGGTACTGGCCACCTGAAGTAGAGTTTGACATTAACGACTTGACAACAGTCATTAAGGTCATCAACGAAAGCCGAAAGTAACCATGGGCGTTAACACAACATTGCAGGTGACTGGTGTTAAAGAAGCGCTGGCCTACCTCAACGGTGTTGATAAAACCTATCGCCGTGAAATCACACGGCAATATGCCGCCATTGTTGAACCCATCGTAAAAGACGCACAAAGCCATTTGCCTACGTCTGCCCCCATGTCAGGCTGGCGCCGAAAATACAGCGTTGGTGGTCAAGAAAAAGCACAAGCCAAAGGGCAAACTTCACGCCTTGTAGGCCGTGGCACCCAGCGTGACAACTTTAGCCGTGCATTCGATGAAGCAACAGATTTGTTGCCTTGGGACGGTGCCAGGCAAGCCAAATTGATAAAACCGTGGGTGTCAGGTAAGAAAACCAAAGCCAACACTTTTGGTTTGAAATGGAACAGCAAAAGCGCCGCACTATTTGACTTGTCAGGCCGTGCCAAAACACCACAAGGCGAACAAATGATTACGGTTCTAGGTGCCAGATTTGGTAGCCCTAGCCGTGTCATGTGGAAATCATACGAACGAGCCGATGACCAGTTACAAGCAAACATGCGAAAGTTAATTGAAGAAATCATGGCCAGCGTCAACAAAAACATGAAGGTGATTTGATGGCTATTTCAATTCCCATAGTTTCAGAGTTCAACGCAAAAGGCATTGACAAAGCAGTTAGAGAATTTCAGAAACTAGAAACAGCAGGCGAAAAAGCCCAGTTTGCTATTAAAAAAGCCGCAGTGCCAGCAGGTCTTGCGTTGGGTGTCCTTGCCGACTATGGCGGCGAAGCAGTCAAAGCGTTCATGGAAGATGACAAAGCCGCACAACTACTTGCGACCAGCCTACGAAACACCACGGGCGCCACGGATTCACAAATAGCTAGTGTCGAAAAGTTCATTACGCAAACTTCAATTGCAGCTGCTGTTGCCGATGATGAACTACGGCCAGCGTTTGACAAACTCGTACGAGGTACTGGTGACGTCACCAAAGCGCAAGACTTAATGAACCTGGCACTAGACATTTCAGCCGGTACAGGCAAAGACTTAGGCGCTGTATCTGACGCCCTGTCAAAGGCATTTAACGGGCAACTGGGGCCACTGAAGAAGTTAGACCCAGCCCTGGCAAGCCTGATTGAAAACGGCGCAAGCACTGATGAAGTTTTCGCCGCATTGGGCAACACTTTCAAGGGTGCAGCTTCAACTTCAGCCAACACAGCTTCAGGCAAAATGAAATCGTTCTCTATTCAAATGGGCGAATTCAAAGAATCTGTTGGCGCAGCTGTCATGCCAATAGTCGACAAACTCTTACCAGCGTTCACGGCCATGGGCAATTGGATTAGCAACAATGTTGGTTTGGTTGTCACCCTGGGCGCTGTCATTGGTGGCATTGCCGCCGCCGTTGTTTTGACTAATGCCGCTATGTCCGCATGGGCCGCAGTCAGTGCAGTAACTGCCGCCATTAACGCTGTTACTGCCGCTTCATTTACCGCCTTATGGGTAGCCACGGGCGCTGTCGTAATTATTGCAATCATTGCCGCCATAGTCGCTTTACAAGTCAAATTTGACATTTTCGGCAAAGCCGTAGACGGGCTAAAATGGTATTTCACAACCCTTTGGTCAACTGTCAAAACTGTTTTTAACTGGGTAAAGGACAACTGGCCGTTATTGCTTGCCGTTCTCACTGGCCCGTTTGGTTGGGCGCTTGCGTTCGTCATAAAGTTTAAAGATGACATTTGGCATTTCTTAGGCGTAATGAAAACAGGCATTGGCACAATCATGGGCGGTGTTGCTGACGTCATTTTTGGGCCGTTTAAAACAGCGTTCAATGCGATAGCCAAACTGTGGAATAACACGGTAGGCAAACTGTCTTTTACTGTTCCCAGTTGGGTGCCTGGTTTAGGTGGCAAAGGTTTCGACGTGCCAGACATTCCCATGCTTGCCGAAGGTGGCATAGTCACCAGTCCTACATTGGCAATGATTGGTGAAGGCCGTGGCCCTGAAGCAGTTATACCGTTGTCAAAGTTGGGCAGTATGGGCTTTGGTGGTGGTGGCAATATCACTGTCAATGTCACCAGCGCCAACCCTGACGATGTTGTAGCAGCTCTACAACGCTGGGTTCGCAACAATGGTTCACTGGCCCTATCAACCACTGCAGGTGTGCGTTTCTAATGGCTTTTAACCTTGTTTGGAAAGTTGAGTTTGGTGATATTGGCGGACTGTTTGATATCACCAGTTTGGTGTTTGACACGTCTATTGACATGAACGCCAACATAGGTTCAGCAGGCCGCACTACTTGCCGAATTACTTTGAACAACAACGGCGGACAATTCACGCCAGGTGGTACTGGCACATACGGTTCAGTTGACTGGTTCAAACAAGCAATCATTGTTTCGTGTACTGGTGGTGGTCTAACTGAATATGCGTTTGTCGGTTTGCTACAAGATTTTGATATTGACCAGCAGTCAACTAAAGAGTCAACCGTAACCATTACTGCTTTAGATTTTTTGTCGATTGCTGGCAGGTCATCAAACCAATTAACTGACCCATTTGGCGGTTATCGACTCAAGTTAAACGGATTCATTGAATCGTTTTTCAACCCTGCTTACAGTTACGCCCAACCAACTGCAACACCAACTATGGGTTCAACAACTGGTTTGAACTCACGGGTTACCGCAACAATGGTGACCGATACTGTTTCGGTTGTGTCAACTATTCTTCTTCAGGCTGGCACTTTGGGCGATTGGTTAAACAATCAAGGTTTACCTGCAGCGCCTAGTACTTGTTTTATGACTGACTACACCATCACAGCGGACAGATGGTTTTGGAATTGTGCTGTCATAGATTCATCATTAAACAGAACAACTAATGCTTACACAACGACAGTGGTAGACGGTTCAACAGCTTTAACTTCAGGGCAAATTGCTTTTAATAGTATTGACGTAGGTTTCCAACTTGACACTTTGACAAACCAATGTTTGGCAAGTCCAAATGCTGGCGACCCAGTTGTTTCAGCGGTGACCGCAATTAACACAACTTCACAAAACAAATATGGCGTTAGGTCAAGGTCATACACAACTCTTATACCATCAGGCTCGTTTGCCACCACATTTTACTACAACCAGTTTATGAATACGGTCGCTAACTTTTGGGCTAACCGTTACGGCGAAATGCGTTATATCCCGTACCGTGTCATTACCGCATATTCGACACTACGCAAATACTCTGTTGACGACGGTGTGGCCATGCAAGCGTTTGTTCGTTTGCTGTCAGCCAAAACAGCGTTATGGAACCGTCAAGCAATCACCTACAAAGGTGCCGGTATGGCGTCGTCGCAAACAACTCAGACAGTTACCACGGGCCGTAAGATTATGATTACCCCGTCAGATACCAGAGTCGAATTAACTGTGGTTTCGGGTCTTGACAACCAATCATTTGAATTGAACAGTTCTATATACGGAATACTTGACACGAATCGTCTTGGGTAAAGGAGAAAATATGACGTATCCGACTTTTAACTCGGGCGATGCCCTGACAGCTGCGGAGATGAACGCAGTGGGTTTGTGGCTGGTCAAAACCCAGACCATTGGTAACGCTGTGTCTAGCGTGGGCGTTACAGCTGCGTTCTCGGCTGACTACGACAACTACAAAATTATTATTAGCGGTGGTGCTTCAAGCGCCCAAGCGTTTTTGACTTTGCAATTAGGCGCTTCGACTACTGGTTACTATTACGCCAACTCTGCTGTCACCTATGCCGGCGCAGCTTTCGTCGGCGGTGCAAGTAACACCACAAGCTTTCAAGCAGGATCAGCTTTCGTTGCCAATGGACTTCAGACAAATATTGAACTGCAAAACCCGTTTTTGGCTAAATACACTTTTGCTCAGTCGTCAGGTATGAACACCACATTTGCCACCACAAGTGTGGGCTACCACGGTGTAGCAACTTCTTACACAGCGTTTACCATTGGCGTCACTTCAGGAACAATTACAGGCGGAACAATCAAAATCTACGGTTACAGGAACTAGGACATGACAAAACCAAACATACAAATAGATGATGAAGTCAGGGAAATGACCGACGAAGAATACGCCGAATTGCTGGCGTCAGGTTGGACAGAAGAACCAACGGAGCCATGAAAACGCTTATTGCTGTCGCCGTGCTCGCCATAGCACTAATGGTTGTGGTGACAAGCTGCAATGACAGAACCCGTGACACCTGCGAAACCAAACCAACAGCCCCCAGGTGCCTACCATGAAACGACTAACCAACAGCGAAATTAAAGCCCGACTAATACTCATCGTAGGTATTGCTTTAGCCGTGGCGTTTCTAGGTTCGACTGCAGCTCTGCTGTACGGCCTGCTGTTTGTAGTACAGCCATTAGACGTGTCACCCAATGACGAATCAGCCTGGTCGCTACTTAGCCCAATGATGTTGTTTCTCACTGGCGCCCTGTCCGGAATCCTTGCCAGCAACGGCCTGAAAGATAAGGAACAAAAAGATGACCATTAGACCGTATACCGGCAACAAAGACGCCGTACACGCCGCAAAGCGTGAAGGCACCAAAGTGTTTGTCGACTACTGCTGTTACCTATTCGGCGTCACCAACATTGGCATTTTTAATGACCGAAACATGGTTGGCACAACCCCACCAAAAAAGTCAGTACACGCCACCTGGCGAGCTGTAGACCTTAAAGGCACACCTGAACAACGGTTCAAACTCATTGACTTCCTATACACCCACAGGGACATTTTGTGCATAGAAGAAATCCACGACTATGCAGGCACCTACAAAAACAACCCCAAAGGCTGGGGCGCTGGGTACCGCTGTGACCGTGACGCCTGGCGTGTGTACGACAAAAACACCATTGGTTCAAAAGGCGCCCAATGGGTGCACGTCGAAGTAGCACCACTGCTGGCCGACCACCCTGATGTCGTTCACCATGCGTTTAAAACTATTATGGGTGCTTGACATAGTGCTACCGATTCGGTAGACCATTCCCGACCTGACCCCGACTGAAGGACAACAAAATGAATGTGAAGCGTTACTTAGGGCTAGCCCTATTCACCTACTTAATGTGTGCGGCGTTTGCGGTAGTCAACCAAAAAGACACCCCACCAGACACAACCCCAGTAGTGCCAGCCACAATTACCCTGGGCGAGTTAACCCCACAGCAGCTGCACGACAGGGCCGTAGAGCTGACAACCACCACCAGCACCACTACTTCGACACAACCCACAACCCGTGTGGCTTATGTTGACCCAGCCACGAAATGCCAGGAATGGTTGCCGGTGGCCGTATCGGTTGGCTGGCCGAATAACACCGAAACGCTAGAGAAACTGGGGCGCCTGATTTGGAAGGAAACACGGTGTTTGAACATTGGGTACCAACACCCCAACTTCAATGGCAGTGACCACGGTTTAATACAGGCGAATAACGTGCATAGGCGCTGGGCCGAAGAACTATTTAACATGCCATTTGAAGAGTCAATGTCAGACCCAACCCTGAACCTAAGATTTGGTTTCCTGCTGTACGACACAATCGCTGAGACAGGCGCATGCGGTTGGAAGCCATGGAGAATGTGCTAACACATGTTCAATGTTGACCGACCCGACTGGCAACAAAATGCAGCTTGCAAAGGCATTGACACGGCCCTGTTCTTTCCCAGCAACGCCAAAGAATCTGCAGAATCACGTGCAATCATCAAACCGATATGTGAAGCCTGCCCAGTATTCGACAACTGTTTCGCCTACGCCGTGTCATTTCCCGAAAAGGCTTTACAAGGCATTTGGGCTAACACTTCCGAAGGCGACAGGCGCCGTATGCGTTACTCAACCACACCGATTGGTTATCGTAGAAATATCCCGACTAAATGAAAGGCCCGACATGACAGAACAACTAGCCGAAATGACTGCCGCTATAGCCAAAGCAGAAATTGCTATGAAGGCCGCCGCCTGGCAGTTAGAA